TGCGCTTGTTGTTGTGTTTTGATTTGTCCTAAGGAAAGAGTGAGTAGTAGTCGCTTATTGGCAACTTCTACATATATATTATACCTAATAGCAAACTATAGGTACACGGACAATCACGGACATTTACGGACATTATAGGACAAGTTTTCGCCCAAACTCCAATAATGCTTTTTGCTTGTATCGTTTCGCCTGTTTCGTGGAATAACACCCAATCATTTTATAAGCATCCTCTGTTGTATTGTTAAGCACAAATTCATAACGCAAGATGATTGCTCCCAGCTTTTCATCTAGTGCATCAATTCTATTGATCGCATCGCATTTCAATTTAGATAACTCGTCAATACGTTTATCACGTTCTGCGACTGTGTCCATAAATCTTGATACACTAACCTCTAAGCCTTGCGGAGTACCGCCACCTGTTACCCTATCTTTACTGTAATCAATCGCACCTATTGATGTAAGGTTTGCTCGTAGTTGATTGATTTCTTCTTTGATAGATGCAATCTGTACATCAATCAACTTAACTGGTTGTAGATACTCAACTGCCTTTTCTATTAGTTGCTTTTCGTCTAATTCACCCAAACACTCACCCCCAATATAAATACTAAACACATTACAATTAACCCCAAGCCTACTATAATTGCACTTTTAACTCCAAACTTTATATCAACATAATTTATCAACAGGATAGTAACTATAGATGTAATAGCACTCATAAGCAATGTTTTAAGCATAATCTATTTATACCTCTGCTAGTTGTACATACTTCCAGCTAACCGGAACATCGGCAATTTTATTACTCCACGATGTCCTGCCATCTACCCATGTATACACTTTTTCATACTCATATTTTGCAAAATATCTGCACTTCCACACATCATTCTCACTATCCCTAACAAATACAGGTGTATCAACATCTACTTTAGACCAATCAACAATGCCTAATTCTTCTGCAATGCTAAAAACTTCATTTGGTTTTAGCTTAGGTAGTATTTTTATAAACCCAGTAGCACCAATACACTTTTCACAACTACTTATTCGTACTTCATCCACATCATCAAACATGATTGGCTTTTCATTTGTCAGATATATGTTATCGTAATTATCCGCAACAATATATCTCCATCCAGCATCATATAGCTTATGGAATAGCCACTCCATACCCTGTTTATCTGTGATCATACTGTACCCATGCTCCTCTATCCTCATTCCACTTAAATTCAACTACATCATATAAATCAAAATCATCAATGTTTTCACCTACCTTACCGATATAGAACACATCTTCTTCACTCTCTACCGCAAGCTGGCACAAAAAATCAAATGCATCTTGATAACTTTGAGGTCTGATATGAAAATCTGAATGTTCAACGTAACCGCTATAGTTTGCCATTAAAGCACCCCTGCTAATACACAAATAAAGATAACAAAATTAACCCCATAAGCTAACGGCTTTATATTCATATCACGTGTTATAAAACACATAACAAGATTATTTATCATAAGTGCTATGGTAGCTAACTTCCAACATAGTAATTTATCCATTTTGTTAACCTTATAACCCTATCTTCATACACTTAATTCCCTTTTCAACAATGTAGTCCATAAGTTTTAAAAGTTTCAAATACTCTTTATCTGTGAGTTTCCCCACACAGTAAGCATCATATACTTTTTTACTTATCTCATTTAAACTTTTAAGACTATAAGCGGAAAGTATATATTGCCTAGTTTTTCTGTAATAAGCACTCATGCTCACCTCTTATGATAGGGCGGATATTTCACCGCCCATATTCCTACTCAATCAACTACCTTAATGTAAACATAACTATTACAAAAAAGATTATTGTTACTATCAAACCACCAATAGACATATAACCAATCATGTTATTCATCTTTCGGTTTGTTTCCCTAATGTGCCTTTCACATTCTAATTTGTTAGCTATATACTCGCTTTCATAATTAATTCGTAAAATTGCTAGTTTTAACTCTAACTCTTGTTCTTTAGTCAATCGTTCTCTAGTCAATTCATCCATTATTTGTTCGCTTTCAACTCTTCAACTTCCGCTACTAACTTAGTAACCAATGTTTCAAGTTCTTTGATTTTGCCTTTGTGGTTCAATTCGTATTCGCTACCTTTACCCAATCGGAAGTTCACACTAGCATTTACCATTTTTTCAGAACCTAATGTACCACCTACGCTAAACATTACGTGTTCATTTGGTGCATAGAAACCGCCTAATGCTACTGCACTATGACCTTTGTAATGACCTACACCAACGGAGAATGTCATTTTATCGTCTTTGTTATAGCCTAGGTAATGAAGTGAGGATAATGCTGCATTCGCTGCACCAGCTTTACCGATTTCACGTTCTACATTTCGTGTCATTCCACGTTCTAAACTTTCGATGCGGTTTTCATGGTTTTCCAATACGTTCGCATGGTCTACCAATGTTTCTTCATGCGACTGTAATTGTTGTTCGTGATTATTAATGATCGTTGCGTGATTGTTGATTACTGTTTCATGACGATTGATTGCATCACGATTAGCTTTAATGTTGCCAGCATTTTCTTGAATAGCTTTAGAATTTGCACCTACACGCTCGTTTGTAGCATTGATAGAGTTAGTAATCGTTGTGTAATTGTTATCAACCTTAGCGGTTAAATTCTTGATGTTATTTACATTGCGGTCTACACGGATGTTTAAGCACTTAATATCTTTATCGTGTTTTGCAAGTTTTGCACCCATAGATGCAATTTCATCGTAGGCAGCGTACAACTGGCTACCATTTACTGCATCTGTAGATGCTGCATCAACTTGTCCAGCTGCAACATTTGTAATTTGGCGGTTGTAATATTTAACACCACCAAAACCAGCTCTATCTTTAGAACCTACACTCACTACAGATTGAGGGTTTTCCCCAGCGAACACATGGGTTACCCCATTCAATACTACTTGTTTTGTTGGTACTGCATCATCTGTAACGGAATTAGTACCTAGTGCCACGCTGTTACTTTTATCTGCGATTGTATTGTTACCTACTGCGTAAGCATCCCATGCAGTAGCTTTTCCGTGCGTTCCGATTACTGTTGCACCCTGACCTGCGGTTTCGGAGTTAGCACCGATTACCACTTGTTCTTGGTCGCTATTGGTTTTGTTGTTGTAACCGATGATTGTTGTTTGGTTTGCACTTACTGTGCCGTTATTACTACCGATAACTGTTGTATCGTTACCGCTAACTTTATTCTCTCTACCTAAAACGATTGTGCTAGTTCCTGTAACTACTGTGTTCACACCTAATGCTGCGGAGTTGTAACCACTAACTACAGGTGCAGTAGTGTTTGGTTCTACTTGACCTACCACAATACCATTTGCAAATGCGCCACCTGTAATTGTTGCCATAACCATTGTTGCTAATACTAATTTGTTGTTCATGTTAATTTCTCCTTTTATGTTAATTAATTTATTAAACTTATTTACCTGTGCTACCATAACCGCCATCACCACGTTCTGTTGCGGTTAGTTCATCTACTTCTACTACATCAACCAATTTAATTGGTACGATGATTAATTGTGCGATGCGATCACCTCTAGCAATCGTGTAATCTTTACACGAAACATTTTCATATACGATGCTAATCTCACCTCTATAATCTTCATCGATTATTCCAACGCTATTGGCACATCGTAGCGGTGTTTTACTCATGCTACTTCTAGGTGTCAATAAACCCATATGGTTTTGTGGAATTTCAACCGCCACACCTAATGGAATTTATCTTTTACTATCCGCTGGTATCGTTACACTAAACGGACAATATAGGTCTAACCCAGCCGATACTTGTGGTAAATCGGAGTTTACTTTCCCCCTTGTTGGCAGTTGTGCATATTCACTAACCAACTTTACTTTCATTTGTTCTCTCAAAACTCCACCCCTAACATAATTAATGCACGTTTTACTGTTTTATAATCTGCTCCAACTTGATAACTAATTGCCCTTAATGACATTCCACTACCATACATTTTTAATAATGAATTTCCATCTAAATCACTTACACGTGTATATGTTTTCTGTGGTTTTGTTCCTTTCAAACCTAAACAACATAACGCTCTACCAGCACTTATATTTCCGTATACGCACGCTGCTAATGCCAGCCAATTAAGATTATTGTCTGGTACAAGCTCACTCATATTAACCGCCATTACTCCATTCACTCTCCTTATACAATCTGAACCAATCATCTGCACTCATTATTACAAGCCACTTTTGATTACTCTTTTTCCAAGCCACTATAGGCATATCCCCATTATCTGCTTGTATTGCATCGTGTTCCGCTTGCTCATATGCTTTACGTACATTCAAGTTTTCAACAAATTTGACTTCTTGATGTACGTTAGGCAGTCCAACACAATCGCTGGCATCACCTGTATTACCACAATATTGTGCAGTTCTTCGGACTTTATCAAACCCATGCGACCGGCAAACATCTCGCCACATCCGTTCGCCCCTAGCACCTTTTTGTTTGCTATTTATCGGCAACGATCATCCCCCCTTACACATCTAGCTTTTTCATTAACTCTTCAAGTAAAAAAGCTAATACAAAACTTATTACCATAGCTAAAAATGTTTTAGCCACCGACCACACACTTACACCTAATATTCCAACCAGCCATAGAACAAGTGCTAATGCAAACGAAAAGGTAGTGATAAAAAAGAGTGCTATTAAAATTCCATCTGCCACTATTAAAAGTTTTCTCATTTTTCCCTTTCTAATATTTGTTTATGTACATATCACATCGTTTCAAAATATCTTGTACCAACATCAACGGAATGTGCGACCTAGTGTTATATCGATTAACACCAGTTGTGTTCAACTTATTAAATTTAATATCGTTCTTAATATCAGTTTTTAACAATTTTAAATCGATATTGCTACCAAACTTTGTTGGTTTCTTAACTGGGTAATCGTAGTTGTTATAATATGTTAGGTTTTCATACGGAATATCAAACCCTATCACATTTACTATGTATTCCCATATTCGCCCATACGCTGGGTTTTCAATTACGAATACTTTAGGCTTATACCTTTCAATAATTTTCAATGTATTGTATATGCACATTTCACCATTGATACGTGTTAGAAATGACTTATCATATTTGAATTGGTAGTTTTCATAATCAGCTTGATTTCTGATTGTGAATTTACTCCCTTGTTCGTACTCACCAAATAGATTTATCGTCATATCCTTTTCTTGTTTCCAACACGCATTACCACCTTTCATCGCACTTGCCACACTCCAGCTTTCACAAGGTGGACTAGCTAGAATAACATCAGGTCTATCTAGCTTGTCCAACTGTTCCCATAGTGCATTTGGTTTATGTAGCGTATTAACTGCAAGGTCTTGGTTGATACACGCATCACCAATTCCTATTGATGTGATCGTGTGTTGCCCCCCCCATATTCACGTTATATTCATCTACCGCTTGACGATAGCATCCATTGCCATCATCAAATAACCCCCAAATGTGCATCCTCTTTTCTGTTCACCTCAATCAATCACAGTACATCCATACTTCGCTTTTCTCATACGATGCTTAACTTTCTTTACGTTGTTCCCTAAGTACGCTAACACATCATTTTGTTTGATGGCGTTATCTTGCATCGTTTCCCTTTTCCGTTTATACATTCGATACGCTGGACACTTAACGTGGCAAGCTACTTCTCTGTATTCACATCCCTTACATGGTACATTCAATATTAATACTCACTCCTTGCAATCTTCACATTCGATAACGCAATTAGTCGGAGATAATACAACAAATGTTCCGAATGTATCTGTAAAGCTAATCAGTTTTGTGTTTCCTAAATCTACATTTCCAACACAACACTCAAATTCATTCTTATCTTTAAATGTTTTTGTTTTGTATATCTTTGTTCCACAATGCATTACTACCAATAACCTAACCATATTTCCACCTCTTAGAACGGAATATTTTCGTCTTGGTTTGCGTTTTCAAAACTATCAAAGTTAGATGTGCCAGCATCACCATTCATTAACGATGTACCAACAAAGTTTGCTACAACTTCTGTCACGTAGCGTTTTTGCCCATCTTGTGTTTCGTAACTACGTGTTTGAAGTCTACCCTCTACGAACGCTCTATTGCCTTTTCTTAAATTGCCTACGCTTTCACCTAGCGCTCCCCATGCTACGCAATTAATGAAAGCAGTTTGTT